AAGATGTAAGAGGAATGTTACTTTATATGTTAAGAGAAAAACAAAAACTTGATATAGATGAGTTTGCTGATAAGGCGATAAAGGATGATTTAAAAGATAGTTTTAAGGACCATATAGAAGAAAAAGGAATTGAAAGTTTTAATATTGATAAAAAGTGGGTTGAGAAGAATCTGAAAAACAGATGTATCAAGACAGATACAGGCTTTGAGATAAAAGGCAAGATGGATGATTTTGAGGATTTTATGAAGTATGGTATTAGACATAACGGGAATGGAACTGTAGATATAGTTATTAAGAATGTTAATTTCTATGATGAAAAGTAGGTAAATAATTTTGAAATACATTAATAAAGGAGTGGTTTAGAAATGGATTTACCAGATAATGTTATCGAAATTGATATATTAAGAATTAATAGAAATAATGATAAGAAATGTAAGTGTAAGAATAGAGAATTTATAGTAGATACAGTTAATAAATCAGTTCATTGTTCAGAATGTGGATTTAGAGTAGAGCCATATGATGCGCTATATGAACTAGCAATGAACTTTGAAAGAGTAAATGGGCAAGTAAACACATTATTAAAACAGAGAAAAGAAATAGCTAGTTATAAACCACACTTGATAGTTTTTAAGAGGCTTGAAAGTAAATACAGGGGTAAAAAAATGTTACCAGTTTGCCCAATTTGTGGAGAAGCATTTTATTTTGAAAATTTAACTTCATGGATTAATAAAGATTTTTATGAAAGAAGAAAAAATAAATAAAATAATTGGTCAAAGTAAGTTTATGAATGAAACTAGAATATTATAGACTTACTTTGACTTATAAAAAAGGAGTGGTAATTATGAAAGAATATGTTGTAGAAATACCAATTACAGGTCATATGGGGGTTTGTATAAAGGCTGAAAATAAAGAAGATGCAAAAAAATTAGCTTTAAAACAGTGTTCAATAGATTATATTAAAGAGTGGTTTACAGATGATGAAAATATACAAGTAAGGGAATTAAAATATAAACTTTGAGGGTGATTATATGATACATGAATTGCAAATATCTTCTAGTACTTTTAAAGATGTAATTAAGAATAAAAAACAAATTGAAGTAGAGTATACAACAAATTTCAAGGCAGGAGATACAGTTATATTTCAAGCTTTTAGGGATGGGAAATCTACAGGAATTGAGGTAAATAAGGAGATTGAGTATTTTGTTAAGCTTGGAAATGGGTATGTTGAGTTGGGAATAAAATAAAAATTTAAGGAGAGATAATGAAAGTTAATTTTGTAATAGATGGAGAACCAAAAGCAAAAGCACGTCCTAGAATGAGTACATCAACTGGCAAGGCTTATACACCTGACCAAACCATACTATATGAAAATTGGATTAGACTTATGTACAATTCTACAGTAAAGCATTTCTTTGAGGGTAATGTGAAAATGACAGTTATTTGTTACTTTGACATTACTAAAAAAGATAGAGAGGCACTACAGAAAAATAAGGTAAATACTAAAACGTATAAGGATGCTATAGACAAGGTAGAAGGGTTAATAAGACCAAACAAGAAACCCGATTTAGACAATATAATTAAGTCTGTAGCTGACAGTTTAAATGGTATAGCTTATAAAGATGATTCTCAAATAGTAGAAGTAGTGAGTAAGAAATATTATAGCGATAGACCAAGGGTTGAGGTTGAGCTGGAAGATGTTATTTAAGGAGGATTATAAATGAGAAATAATTTAAAAGAAAAAGAATTAGAAGAACTAGAAAAAGAGATAAATAAAATTTATGGTATATATGAAGAAGGATGCTTGTTAGGTGCTAGTTCGGAATTTATGAAATGTTATGAGCGAAAAATTGAGAAATTAATGGATAGATGGAATGAGCTTAAAGAAGAATCTGAATAAGAAATAAAAAGAAAAAAGGAGTGCTTTCACACTCCACTTGTCAAAAATATAAAACTTTTATATACAAATATTATTATAACATAAAATTGATAGGAGTGTGGAAGTATGTCTAAAACTAAAAAAGAGTTTTTTAATGCAACTAAGAAACAACTTTCTAATTATAAGCAATTAAGTACAAATATAATAAAATTGAAAAATGAAATACAAATGCTGAAAGATAATTCAGTTGGTGATTTAATGAAATGTATAAGTTATGATAGTGTCAAAACAGGTAAAACAAACAAAACTAGCAATATGATTGAGGATGCTATTGTTAATGTATCAGACTTAATAACAGAAAAAGAAATAGAGTTATATGAAGCAGAAATAATTAAATCTACAATAGATTTAGCTATAAGGAATTTAAAGCCTATACACAGACAAATTATTGAACTTAAATATATAGATGGTCTAATGTGGCAAGAAATGGTTGATATAGTACATTTAGAAGAAAGACAATTAAGTGTAAGAGCTAGTCAAGCTATTAGCTCAATATCAATAGCACTGTTTGGGAAGAAAGCATTAATAGAGCAAGAACCACTTTTTGAATTGTTAGATTACAAACTAAATTAAAAAGTAAGAATAATTTTGAGTGCTGAAAATGTGCAGGTTTTTTTGTTTTAGACATGAGATAATAGTATTGTGGAAATGAAGATTTCCCTCTCAAAATTAAATATATATTAGGCTAGAGTTAAGGGATTGCTCTAGCTTATATGAACAGACTAGGCAGGGCGTGAGGACGCTGTTAGTTCAATTCTAACTATGTTCATTCTTTAGTTTTTTTCTATTTCAATCAATCTACAGATACACTAAAAATAGTATTTGAATTGAGATTAAAATCTCATACAATTTTGTATCTTAATTCAGAAGTCTAAAAATCGGGTGGGGCTTGGTAACCTCACTCACCATGCAGGTGCAGGTGCTTAATCTAAGTTCGATTCTTAGAACTTGCAACATAATATATGTACCTCCCCCTTTTATAAAAAGACTAAGTTCGGGTAAACTTAGTCTTTTATTTTTTTACAGGAGTATGATAATATGAATGATTTAAGAGGAAAGATAATAAAAGAATTAGATGAATTTAATATAGATGCAGATGATGAATTTTTAAGTTATGGAGTTGAATATGTTGAGAGTTTTATAGGGAAAAGTGCTATTAGTGAAGAGTTATTAATAAGGGGAGTAGTTCTTATGGCAAACTATATAGTAAATATGGAAAATAAAGACTTGGATTAATTTCTAGGTCTTTTTTTATACAAAAAATAAAAGGAGAATGATAAGATGAATAAAAATTCAATAACTCAGCAACAAATAGACGATTTGTTTAATCAAGCCGAAAAGAGAGTAGAAAAATATTGGGGCAAGTGTACAGTCATGACAATGCAATTATCTAATGGATTTACTCTAGTTGGTCATAGTGCTTGCGTTGATCCAAAGAACTATGATGAGCAAATAGGACTAGATATTTGTGAGGAACAGATTAAAAACGAACTTTGGAAATTAGAGGGTTATAGACTTCAATGTGAACTAGGAAAATTATAAAAGGAGAATGATATAATGGAGATTAAAAACAGTTTATGCACACAAAATTATACTAAGCTTTATTGCGAGGATAAAGAAGAATGGAAGTATAATGCACCATGTTACTTTATATTAGGAAGGGCAGAATGTGAGGATGATTGTATAGAACCAATTCAATATCTTAGTTTTCAAGAAGGACCTATAAAAGAGCAGGGAGTTAATGGAATAAATAATGAAGATGTAATATTAGCAGTTATAACAAGATTAGAAGCATTTCAAGATAGCCCATATGCTTGTAAAGAGAATGAGAAGGCTATAGAGAAGTTAGAAGAATGCTTGATGTGGCTTAGAAAAAGAACTTTAGATAGACAAATGAGAAATGTTGAAGGAACTAGTGGTATTTAGAATAGGAGGCCTTAAATTAGAAGATATAAAATTCTAGGTCTTTTTTTACTCCCAAAACAAACAAATAAAGAGGTGGTGATGTGGCTAAATATGAATACTGGATAACAGAAGAAGGATTAATCAAGATTGAAGGATGGGCAAGAGATGGTCTTACAGATGAACAGATAGCATTTAATATTGGAATAAATGTCAAAACACTATATGACTGGAAAAAGAAGTATAGTAATATTTGTAATGCCTTAAAAAAGGGAAAAGAAGTAATTGATAGACAGGTTGAAAATGCTTTACTAAAAAGAGCATTAGGTTATGAATATGATGAGATAACATATGAAGAAGGTCAAGAAACTAAAAGAGTAACTAAACAAGTAATGCCAGATGTTACGGCACAGATATTCTGGTTGAAAAATAGAAAACCAGTTGAATGGAGGGATAAACAAATAGTAGAATCAACTAATGAAATTACAATAAATAATACATTTAAAGAACTATCTACAGAAGAATTAAAAAGGTTGGCAAAATTAGATGATGGATAAAAAATTAATACAGTTAGAAGCTAAGAAGGAACTTGCAAGACGTGAGTTCTTTTATTTTTGCAATTTATTAGCACCAAACTTTTATAAAGAAGATAGAAAGTATTTAGTTGAAACCTGTAATAAGCTTCAAGATTTTTATTATTCAAATGATGAAGTTTTAATTATAAATATGCCACCTAGACATGGGAAAAGTAGAAGTGCAAGTTTATTCGTAGAATGGATTTTAGGTAAAAATAAAAATGAAAAAATAATGACTGGTAGTTATAATGAGACTCTTTCAACTATGTTTTCAAAGAATGTTAGAAATGCTATTCAAGAGGAAAAAGCTGATATAGACACTATTATTTATAGCGATATATTTCCTGACACAAAAATCAAACATGGTGATGGAGCTATGAATCTATGGTCATTAGAAGGTGGTTATAATAATTATTTGGCGACCTCTCCGAGTGGTACAGCAACAGGTTTCGGATGTTCTTTGATGATTGTAGATGACTTAATTAAAAATGCAGAAGAAGCTTACAACGAGAATGTTCTCGAAAAACACTGGGATTGGTTTACTAACACCATGTTATCAAGACTTGAAGAAGGCGGGAAAATAATAATTATAATGACTAGATGGTCTAGCAAAGATTTAGCAGGTAGGGCACTAGAACATTACAAAGAAGAAGGCAAGAAAGTAAGACATATTAATATGAAAGCATTACAGGAAGATGGCAACATGCTTTGTGAAGAAGTATTATCTCTAAATAGTTATAAATCAAAAGTGAGAGCTATGGGCGAGGATATTGCGAGTGCTAACTACCAACAAGAGCCTATTGACCTTAAAGGATGTTTATACACTAAGTTTAAGGCATATGAGAAGCTTCCTGTTGATGATGAAGGTAATCTACTATTTACATCTATTAAAGCTTATGTAGATACAGCAGACGAAGGAGCAGATTACTTATGTTCTATAGTTTATGGAGTGTATAACAAAGAAGCTTATATACTAGATGTTTTATACACTAAGGAAAGTATGGAAATAACAGAGTATAAAACAGCTAAGATGTTCTATGAAAATGAAGTTAACAAAGCTGATATAGAGTCAAATAATGGTGGTAGAGCTTTTGCAAGAAGTGTTCAAAGGTTGTTGAAAGAGAAATTTAACAGTAATAAAACTATCATTAAATGGTTTCATCAGTCGAAAAATAAAAATGCTAGGATATTATCTAACAGCTCATGGGTAATGGAACATATATATTTTCCGACTAATTGGAGAGATAAGTGGCAAGAGTTTTATAAGGCTATGACATCTTATCAGAGAGAAGGTAAGAATAAACATGATGATGCACCAGATGCTATAACAGGAGTTGCAGAAAAAGCATTAAAAGGTCAAGGATTATCAGTATTTAAGTAATATAGGTGGTGGTGATGTGGAGTTAGAAAAAATAAGAGCAATAATAAGTGCTGATATAGCTAGAAGGCAAGAGATATTACAAGCTAAATCATATTATTATAACAAAAACGATATATTGAAAAAAGGAGTAGTTGTCCAAAATAGAGATGAGAACCCACTCCGAAATGCTGACAATAGAATTAGTCATAATTTCCATGAAATACTAGTAGATGAAAAAGCTTCTTATATGTTTACTTATCCAACTTTGTTCGACATTGATAATAACAAGGAATTGAATGAGAAGGTAACAGATATTCTAGGGAATGAATTTACTAGAAAAGCTAAGAATTTAGCAATAGAAGCATCAAATTGTGGTACTGCATGGCTCCATTATTGGATAGATGAAGAATATAATGGAGAACAGGTAACTAATCAAACATTCAAATATGGTGTAGTGAATACAGAAGAAATTATTCCTATATATCGAAATGGAATTGAAAGAGAGTTAGAAGCTGTTATAAGATATTATGTTCAGTTAGAAGATGTAGAAAGACAGATACAGAAACAACCATACACTTATGTTGAGTATTGGACTGACAAAACTTTAGATAAATATAAATTCTCAGGAATATCATGTTGTGGCTCACAAATTGAACATATAACAGTGCAACATAGATTTAATTCAGTACCTTTTGTTGAATTTGCTAACAATATAAAAAAACAAAGTGACTTATCTAAGTATAAAAAAATATTAGACCTATACGACCGAGTTATGAGTGGTTTTGCTAATGATTTAGAAGACATACAGCAAATAATATATATACTTGAAAATTTTGGTGGAGAAGATACCTCAGAGTTCTTAAAGGAATTAAAGAGATATAAAACAATAAAGACTGAAACAGACAGCGAAGGCGATAGTGGTGGTCTTAAAACTATGCAAATAGAGATACCTGTTGAAGCTCGAAAGGTGATATTAGAGATACTTAAAAAACAAATATATGAAAGTGGTCAAGGGTTACAACAGGATACTGAAAACTTTGGTAATGCAAGTGGTGTAGCACTTAAATTCTTTTATAGAAAGCTAGAATTAAAGTCTGGACTTCTTGAAACTGAGTTTAGAACCTCTTTTGATAAGCTAATAAAAGCTATACTATATTTTTTAGGAGTTACAGACTATAAAAAGATACAACAGACTTATACAAGAAATATGATGTCTAATGACTTAGAGGATGCAGATATAGCAACCAAGTCAGTTGGCATAATACCAACTAAAATTATTTTGAGGCACCATCCTTGGATTGACGACCCCGAAGAAGCTGAAAGACTTTATTTAGAAGAAAAGAAAATACAAGCTTCAAAAGTGTCTGATGATTATAATAACTTTACTGAATAGAGGTGAAGTTATTTGAATAATAATATTGAGTGCTGGAAAGAAAGAGAAAAGCAAAGATTAAATGCAAGATTGAAAGATGAAAAAGAGGTATTAAAAGAACTAGATAAACAATATAAAATTGCAATGAAAAATATAGAGAAAGAAATTGCTAATTTATTTTATAAATATGCTGAACAGAATAAATTAACATATGCAGAAACACAAAAATATTTAACTAACAATGAGTTTAAAATGTGGCGTATGGACATTAAACAATATATTAAATTAATAGAACAAACAAGTGATGAAAGATTACTGTTAGAGCTTAATACATTAGCTATGAAAAGCAGAATAAACAGGTTAGAAGAACTATTCTACCAAATATCTAAAGAGATAAATAATACATTCGACATTCAAAATAATAGAGTAGAAAAGCTATTAGAAGAATCTGTGAAAGATAGTTACTATAAGAGTATATATGAAACTCAAAAACACGTTGGTGTTGGGGTAAGCTTCACTAAGCTTGATAGAGAAGCTTTAAAGGATATAATTACATATCCTTGGAGTGGTAAAAACTTTTCTCAAAGGATATGGAAAAACAGAGATTTATTAAGTGAAGTTATCAAAGAAGAAATTACTCAAATGGTTATAAGAGGGGAAAGTTTGAAAAATATTGCTAATAGAGTGTCTCAGAGAATGGACTCTAGCTATGAAAATGCAATAAGATTAGTTCAAACTGAACATGGACATTTTATGGGGGAAGCTGATAAAAGAGCATACGAAAGTCAAGGAGTAGATAAATATCAATTCTTAGCTACATTACAGGATAACACTTGTAAAAGATGTAGAAATGTAGATATGAAAGTATATTTAGTTAAAGAAGCTAAAGAAGGAGAAAATTATCCTCCGATACATCCAAGATGTCGCTGTACAACTATCCCTTATTTTAAACATGAAAAAGGAGAAACGAGGACAGCACGACTGCCAAAAGGCAAGACATACGAAGTTTCTTCTAATTTATCATATAATGAATGGTATAAAAAACACGTTGAAGTTGCAATAAATAGAGAGAAGGAAAATAAAAATAATGTTATAATAAATAATATAAAGAAGGATATAAAAGATGGCAAATATAATCTAAATATTCATAATGGTAAACAAGGAAAGCATTTTAAGGATCATAACAATTATACAGAAGGTAGGAGCTACTTAACTGTATCAAAAGAAGAGGCTCAAGAACTTATTAACAAATATGCAGGTACAGGAATATTAGAACTTGATAGAAATGGTAAGTTTAAAAATAAAGAATTAATAACATGTGAAAAAAATATAGGTGTAAATATAAGTAATCTAACAGGAGAAGAAACGGAAACTAATAAGTTTTATATACACTATAGTAAAAATGGTACTCATATAGTGCCAACAATGAAAGGAGTTGAAAAGGATGAGTAAAAATTTAATTAATTATATGAGTGAGAAGGTTAAAATTATAGATATAGACAATAAAGAATGGATTGGTTATGTAAAAACTTATACACCAGCTATAGACAGTGATAATGAAATAAATGAGATTGGATTAAAACAAGAGGATTGTTTAATATCTTTTCAAGAAGATGAAATAAAAAGTATAGAAGTTATATAGAAAGCACTTGCTAAGTTTAAATAGTAAGTGCTTTTATTGTGTAAAAAATTAAGGAGGAATAAATAATATGGCTAAGTTTAAAAAGAAATCAGAGGAAGTAGAAGCTTTTATATGGATATTAGGAAACCCCAATACTCCTAAGTGGTTTTATCAAGCTTTTGAGAAGGGAACTATATGGCTTGATGAATCTTCAAACTCTATGAATCTTAAAGATGAAGTAAAGAAAACTATCTGTATAAAATATAAAAATGGAGTTATTAGGGCAACTAATGGAGATTTTATTATAAAAGACAGTGAAGGCAAGATTTATTCATGTACATTTAGTGAATTTGAGAATTTATATGAAGAGATTGAACATACTGCAACTATTGAAAATTTAACAAACTATGCTGAAAATATAGAAGAAGGACATAGATGTGCTGATGAAGATAACAACAAGGAAAATAAATTAGAACTTTCAGCTAAGTTGGAGCTAGATACAAAAGATTTTGAGGAAAATATAAAAAATGCAACAAAAGAAATTGAGATATTTAATAAAGCAGTAGGAACATTAGAGCAAAAAATTAATGAAATATTTGGTAGAGAAAAGGTAAAGGAAGTAAAATCAGAAAAACTTATAGTTTCAAAAAAGGAGAAAAAGTTCAAAAAATATGACATACGTTTTGAAAATGGCGATTGTATGTCTGGCATAATTGAAGAATGTATAGCTGATAAACTAACTACTTATTTTTCTGAATCAGATATAGATTGCTTGAAGGCTTTTGAAGATGAAGAAAGGTTGGTTATGCTTAATATGTCTAATGTTCAATCTATAACAATTAGTGATTATATTGAAAATGAAGAAATTGATTATATATAATAACTTCTAAGCAATATGGTTTTAAAAATATATATATAAAATTTAAGAAAAGAACATGAAATAGCTATTAATAAAGTTTCTAATGAACTTTTGAAAAAATTAAATGATGAACTAAGAAAACGTAAAAGCCTATAAAGACTTTTTTATTTTGCTCTTTTTAAAAAAGTTGTAGAGCATAAAGAACAAAGAAACTCTCACAGTTGGAGGGCAACTATAAAAATCTATAGAGAAAATAAGAAGGGATGATGAAAAAATGGAATGGTTAAGAAAAATATTAGAAGGTATTAAAATCGAAGAAAATAAGTTTGATATTGAGGAAATATTAAAAAGTGTTAATACTGAATTTCCCAAACATGCAGTACCTAAAGAAACTTTTAATAAAGTGAATGAACAACTAAAAGAAGCAGATAAGACTATAAAAAGTTTTAATAGTAAAATGACACAAGAAGATGTAGAAAAGCTTAAAACAGAGCATCAAACAGAAATTAAAAAGATAGAAGAAAATCATAAGTTAGAAGTTGAGAAAATACAAAACGAAAATTTGAAAACAAGGAAATTAAGTGCTGTTGAGAAAACTTTATTAACTAACAAAGCGAAGCATACTGATTTATTAACAAATAAGTTTGACTTAGAAAAAATAAGTATAGGTGAGGATGGCAAAATAACAGGCATAGAGGAACAATTAAAAGAGTTGCAAGAAAGCTACAAAGATTTGTTTGAATCTAATGCTACTGAAACTACTGAACAAACAAATGCACAGTCTTTTTATAAATATGTACCAGGTGGTACTAGTAATACCTCACAAGAGATTACAACAGAACAAATAAAAGCAGCAATAAATGGACAAATATAATTAAAATAAAGGAGAGGTTAAAATGGCAAATGTAATAGAATATGCACCAATTATACAACAAACACTTGATGAAGCGGCAATACAAACACTTCTAACAGGGTGGATGGATGCTAATGCAGGAAAAGCAATATATAACGGAGGGAAAGAAATAAAAATACCTTCCCTAGAGGTAGATGGATTAGGAGATTATAACAGAGGTTCATCAGATGGATATGCAAATGGAGATATAAAGTTTGGTTATGAAACAAAAACAATGACACAGGATAGGGGAAGAAAGTTTACAATAGACCCAAATGACGTTGATGAAACTAATTTCGCATTAACTGCAAGTGAAATTATGGGGAAATTTCAAAGGACAAAAGTAATTCCAGAGGTTGATGCTTATAGATTAAGTAAATTAGCTACTGTAGCTATAAGTATCGAAAATGATACTAATGTAGAATATGGATATACACCACATAAAGATACAGTTATAAGTAAAATAAAAAAAGGAATAACAACAATAAGGGAAGCAGGATATACTGGTGAACTTGTAATTCATTTAACTTACGATACATTGACAGCAGTTGAAGAAAAAACGTTAGAGAAATTAATGGCTATTGATTTTAGCAAAGGTGGAATAACTACAAAAGTGCCAACGATAGATTTCTGTCCACTTATAGCTACTCCTCAGAATAGAATGTATTCATCAATAACATTGTATGATGGGAAATCAGAAGGTCAAAAACAAGGTGGATATGTAAAAGGTAGCAAAGCACTAGATTGTAATTTTATAATAGCAGGAAGAGATGTACCTATCGCTGTTACAAAGCAAGACCAAATGAGAATATTTGACCCTTTAACTTATCAAGGTGGTAATTCTTGGGCTATGGATTATAGAAGATACCACGAGTTATGGGTTACTAATCTAAATTCTAATTTAGTATATGCTAACTTTAAGGATGCTAAACCAACAGCCTAAAAGGAGATAAATTATGTATAGATTAATAAGAGATAACATAGAAAGAATAGTTAATGATACATCTGAAAAAGAAAAGTTAATGTATAATGGATTTAAGTTATTAGAAGATAAGAAAAATATTAATATAGAAAATTTAGGCATTGAAGAACTGAAAAACTTAGCAAAAGAAAATGGTATAGAAGGTTATTCAAAACTGAAAAAAGATGAATTAATAGAGAAATTAAATAGTATTTAGTTTCTCTATTTTATTTTGAGGTGATTAAATGCTAGATAATGTAAAATTAATTTTAAATTTAAAAGATGATACTTATGATAGTTTAATAGAGTTGTACATTAAAAAATACACTACTCTAGTTCTTGCATACTGCAATATAGAAACACTTAATTCTACTCTTGAAGGTATTGTAGAGGATAAAGTGGTTGTTAAGTTAAAAGAAACTATATTAAGCAATAGTAATGCTGATAATAGTAAAATTAGCTCAATTTCTCGTGGTGGTTATTCTGTAAATTATAATGTTGCAACAGCTAAAACAACAGATGAATTAATGGAAATAAAACTATCTCAAAAGGATAAGAATATTTTAAATAATTTTAGAAAAGTGAAGTGGTAATATGACAGAGGCAGATATATTAGCAATGACATACTTTTGTAAAATGACAATAAGAAGGTGCGCAAGTATTAAAAATGAGGAGACAGGAGTTACAGATTTTAACGAGAATGTTGTAATTGCAGAAGGTGTACCTTGTGGCTTAAATGGAAATATACCTAATATCGTGGATACAGATATAACAAGTTCTATTTCAGCCTTTGAATTATATTGCAGACCCGAAATAGATTTGCGGGTTGGGGATATACTCGATATAACTTTAGAAAGCGGAAATGTAGAAACCTTTATTGCATCTAAACCATTCCCTTATTCAAGCCACTTACAAGTCAATTTGACCCTAAAGGAAAGATATTAAATGATAGAATTTAACAGTCTAGACACATTAATAAGAGATTTAGAAAGAGAAGGAAGGGAAATGTCAAAGAACTTAAGAAGGGCTAAGAACAATATAGGTAATAAACTGCTTAGAAAAGTAAAACCTAAAACACCAGTTGCTAAAGTTGATGGAGGAACAGCTAGAAAGAGCTGGAAGTATAAAGAGCCTAATCTATTTGAGGGTGTAGTATCAAATAATGTTGAATACATTTATCATTTAGAATATGGTCATAGAACTAGGCAAGGAACAGGAACTAGCGAAAACTATAGACCTAAGCCTGGTGGAATCAGTTTTGTACCAGGTGTATTTATGCTGGCGAGAAGCGTTGATGAAATGAGCAGTATAATTGATGATGAATTAAATCAGATAATAATAGATTTTTGGAACTAGAGGTGGTGTGTTGCTAAGTTATAATGAAATACTAGATTCATTTACTAAAACTATAGATAATAATTTTGAAGAAACTATAGTTGCAGGAGAATATAACATAAAAGATAATAAAGAGTCTTATTTTTTTGTCCAGATATTACCTGAAGAAACACAAATAGCAACTAAAAGAACTGATATAAAAAGCTTTTTAGTTGATATAAAATATTTACCTAATTGGAAAAAGAAAAAAACAGATTTATTTGATATTCTAAATAAATTAGAGAACATATTCACTAGAAATATAAAAGTAAAAGATAGATATTTAACTTTTAGTAAGAAAAATGGAAGTATAGAAAAAGATGAAATAGGAAACTATGTTCAGTTTCTTATCTCTATAAATTATCACGAACAAATTTATTTTGAAGAAGAAAAACACGAATTAATGGAAGAATTAAATATGAGATTTAAAGGAAGGAGTGATTAAATGGCTGGATTAGTTAATATAAATATAGAATTTAAAGAACTAGCTACAAGCTTTATACAGCGTTCTCAGACTGGAATAGTAGCAATTATATTAAAAGATACAACAAAGATGTATAAAGAGCTTGCAAGCGAAGATGATATACCAACTTCATTAAGTGATGATAATAAAAAATATGTTAAATACGCTTTTATAGGGGCTACTGATAACGAGAAGGTATTAAAACCAAGCAAAGTTATTATAACAGTTATAGATACAGATGGAAATTTAGATGAGATATTAAGTGAATTGGAATCTGTGGAATTTAATTACTTATGTATGCCCGAAGCAGAAGAAGCAGAAAAAACAAAAATTGTGAATTGGATTAAGAAGATAAGAGAGGAAGAAAGTACAGAAGCTAAGGCGGTACTAGCAAATATTAAAGCAGATAATGAAGCAGTCATAAATTTTACTGAAAATGTAACAGTTGGCGGGGAGGAAATAACAGCAGAAAAATATACACCACGTATTGCTTCTCTTATAGCATCTACTCCAAACACACAATCAATTACTTATGTTCCTCTTAATGAAGTTGAATCTATTACAAAGATAGACAAAGCTAGTGCAGACGCTAAAGTACAATCGGGAGAATTAATACTAAGAAGATTGTCAGGAGCTATAAGGATTGCTAGGGGAGTAAACTCTCTTACAACTCTAACAGCAGAAAAAGGAGAAATGTTTCAAAAAATCAAGCTTGTTGATACAAAAGATTTAATAAGTAAAGATATAAAAGATATTTATGTAAAAAGTTATATAGGAAAAGTTCCGAATATTTATGATAATAAGTGTTTGTTTATAATTGCAATACAAGCATATTTAGCTGAATTAGCTAAACAAGAACTAATAGATTCAAATTTTTCCGTTGATATTGATATAGAAAAACAAAAAGAATACTTAGAAGGTAAAAAGGTAGACACAAGTAAGATGAAAGAAGATGAAATAAAAGAAGCTAATACGGATTCAAGTGGATTTTATTTAATAAAATTAAAACTAGTTGACGCTATGGAAGATATAAATATAAGCGTTCAAATGTAGATGTAGAAAGTAGGTGAAAAAATGGCGACAAGTTATGAGCCTAGAAATGTTATAAATGGAACATATGGAGAGGTTTGGATAAATAATGAACAAATAGCTGAATGTAAAGCTATGAAAGCTGAAATAAAATTTGACAAAGCCGAAATAGTTAGACCTCGAAAAATAATAAAAGGTCAAAAGATAATTGGTGCTAGTGCAGAAGGTTCTCTAACACTATATCATGTAGATTCAAAAATATTAGATTATGTTACGCAAATTATTAAAGAAGGTAGGGAACCTAAATTTACAATAACAAGTAAATTATCAGACCCTGATTCTTTTGGGACAGAGAGAATTGCAATAACTGGTGTTAGTTTTGATGGGCTTACTATTATAGACTGGGAAAACGGAAAAGAAGGAGAAAAAGAAGTTTCATTCACTTTTGAGGATTACAATCCAATACAAACAATATAAAAATAATTAAATAAGGAGAAAAAATATGAGTGAAAACAAATTAGAAAAAGAAATGATAGACAAAAAAGAAGTGACAGAGGTAAAAAATGTTGTAGATTTGTTATTAAGTTTAGATGCTGATAAGGTAAAAATGCCATCCATAACACATACAATGTTTTGTAAGAAACTAGGAATAGATGTAAACTTTGAATGTAAAGCAATAGAACCAGAGTTTTTTGACGAGCTTCAAACTAGTGGTTTAAAAATAGAAAAAGGTTCTTTAAAAGATTTAGACAATTTCAAAATGAAATCTAATGTAATACTAGCATCATGTAATTTATTTAAAGATGATAAATTATTAAAACATTTTAAATCTCCAACACCAAAGGAATTATTAAGAAGAATGTTACTTGCGGGAGAAATAAACGAATTATATGATAAAATTTGTGAATTAAATGGGTATAGAGATGATAATAAAAAAGATAAGGAAATAGAAGAAAAAATAAAAAACTAATCAAATCGGATGGAGAAGTCAATTTAATGTATCTAATGTTTAGATACCATGATATGATGCCAGCCGATTTTTTTAAGCTTAAATATGGTGAAAAGCATGTAATTAGAGCTTTTATGTATCAAGAAATAGATGAAAGAATAGAAGAAATAAAAAGTTTTGGAAAGGGGTTGTAGAGTATGTCAGCAGGAAGTCGAGCTTTAGAAGCTGTTATAAGAATGCGAGATGAAGCTAGTAGAACGCTCAGACAAGTTAGAGATGCTACTAGAGCTCTTCAAAACCAAACAAATTCTACATCACAAGCACAAGAAAGATTACAAGAACAATTTAGAAAAGTAAGTAATGCAGCTAAAATAGCAGGAGCAGGGATTGTGACTGGGATAGGAGCAGGATTAGTTTCTGCATCTAAAGCAGGTGCAGAATTTGAAACTGCAATGACTAAGACTTCGACAATGTTTGGAGACACTAAAGTAGATACAGAAAACTTGAATAATAAAGTATTGGAGTTATCTAAAAACACAGGAATTGCAGCATCTTCTATTGGAGAAAGTCTATATAATGCTTTATCTTCGGGCATTCCTGTTACAAAAGATATGGGTTCAGCAATGGATTTTATGACTAAAAATGCTAAATTATCTAAAGCAGGATTTACAGATATAGATACAGCTTTAACAGCAACTGCAAAAGTATTAAATGCTTACAAAATGGATGTATCAGAAACAGATAGAGTACACAAAGTTATGATGCAGACACAAAATAAAGGTATCACTACAGTTGGAGAATTAGGAGCAACATTAGCACAAGTAACCCCAACTGCATCTGCAATGAGTTTTAGTTTTGAACAGGTAGGAGCATCACTTGCTAATATGACAGCACAAGGAACACCTACAGCACAAGCAACAACACAATTAAATAGTTTACTTGCTGAACTTGGTAAAACTGGTACAGTAGCAAATAAGTCTTTATTAGATGCTACAAAAGGAACTAAATATGCAAGAAAATCTTTTAAAGAATTAATGCAAGCAGGAGTGCCACTTAATGAAATTTTAAACCTTATGGATGGAAGTGCTAAAAAGAATAAAAAAAGTTTAATAGATATGTTTGGTAGCATTGAAGCAGGGAAAGCAGCACTAGCACTTAGTGGTCAAAATTCAGAACAATATACTAATAATTTAAAAGCTATGTCTACACAAGCTGATGTTGTTTCAAGTGCATATGCAAAGATGTCTAATACATTAGAATCTAAAGTGGGGATACTAAAAGAAAGTTTTAAAAATCTAGGTATAGAGATATATAGTAAACTAAAAGAACCTTTGAAAAATGCAACTGAAACAGGAATAAAATGTTTACAAGATTTAAATGAACAATTTTCGAATGGTTCATTAAAAGAAGGGGTTTCGCAAATTGCACAATCTTTTGGAGATTTAACATCTGCAATTATAAAAATTGCAACAAAGGCATTACCAACTATGATTAAGAGTCTTAGTTGGGTTCTGAAAAATGGACCTACTATCGCTAGTATACTTGTTAGTATAAAAACAGCTTCTATTATGACTAGTGCAGTTAAAAGTATTGTTGCACTAAAAAAAGCTTGGATTGCAGCCAAATTGGCAGTACGGGTATATATGGTTGGTATGGCAGAAGCTGGTACAGTGTTAAGTGGATTTCAGATTTTGGTAGGAGTTTTAACTAAAAATATGACTATAGCTCAAGCTAGGACAATGCTATTAGCAAAAGCAAGTGCATTATTAGGAGGTCCTATTGGTATTGCTATAGTAGCTATAACTGCTTTGGTAGCAGGGCTTGTAGTTTTATGGAACACAAATAAAGGTTTCAGAGATTTTGTTATAAATGCTTGGAATAATATAAAAGAAACAGCAACAAAGGTTTGGGGTAGTATATGTAATTTCTTTACACAAACAATTCCTCAAGCTTGGGAAAGTCTATGTACCGGTTTTTCAAATGCAGGACAATGGTTTGGAGAAATGTGGAATAATATAAAACAAGCATTTATAAATGGCTGGAATGCTATTGTAGCTTTCTTTACTCAAACAATTCCAACATGGATAAATAATATTGGAGTATGGTTTGGACAATTGCCTGCAAAAATTGGCTATGGGCTAGGTTTTGCATTAGGAAAAATAATTTCTTGGGGCATTAGTGTATGGACTTACTTAGTTACAAATGTTCCGATTTGGATAAACAATGTTGTTACATTTTTTGCACAGCTTCCTAATAAAATTTGGACTTGGTTAGTAAGCACAGTACAAAAGATAGGTCAATGGGGCATGGCTATGATAGCATACGCTCAAATCTACGCTAGAATGATTATTAACAATATAGTAGTATTTTTCCAAACTCTACCTAATCGCGTATGGACTTGGCTTACAAATACAATTCAAAAAGTTGCTACTTGGGGAAGTCAAATGGCAACTAAAGGTAAAGAAGGTGCTAAAAAATTAATTACTACAGTGGTAGACACCTTAAAATCGTTACCACAAAAGGTAATGGACATAGGAAAAAATGTTGTTAAAGGGTTGTGGAATGGTATAACTGGAGCTGGTGACTGGTTAAAAGGAAAAGTAAATGATTTTGCAAAGGGTGTAATAGATGGATTTAAAAATGGATTTGGAGTACATTCCCCTTCTTGGAAATTAAGAGATTTAGTAGGTAGATTCCTTCCTTCAGGAATTTGGGAAGGTATAAAAGTAGAATTACCAAGTTTGAAGAGCAATATTGACAATGTAGTTAGTAATTTAACTCAGAGAATGTACAAACCACAAGAAATTGAAGAAAGTGACTATACAAGTAAGTATAAAGAAGCTATAACACAAAGAACTCAGCAAAATACCATCAATAAAACTGATAGCAAAACTACTAATAATAAAGAAAGTAATAATATTACCATAAATATAAATTGGGGTGGTGTTACAGTTAAAGAAGAAGCTGATATGACTAAATTAACTAAGATGTTAGTAAGAGAAATAAAATTAAATTTAGCAGGTGGTGTATAAAATCCTACGCTCCCAAAATATAATAGTATATGCTATAATTGTAGTATATATTGTTATATTTTAGGGGGAGTAATATGTGGGAGAAATTTAAAAATCTAAATATTTTTCTAAAAATTATATTAATTTTAGTTTTAATACCTATAACTATACTAGTTTTAGGTGCTTTTGTAGCTGGATGGCCAATCTTTTTAGTGGCAGGAGTTGCCTTGTTTTTATTAATAACAGGCTATAAAAAGAAAAAAAGGATAAGGCTTATTATAGGTGCTATTTTAGCATGCTTTGTAGTGTATATATTTGCTACAGCAGATTATAGCAAAGAAAACATGGCAAGAATAACAAATGAGACTAGATTAAAAGAAGAAGCAAAGCAAAAAGAAAAAGATAAAAAAGAGCTAGAAAAAATCAAGCAAGAGGAAAAAGTTAAGGCAGAAGAACAGAAAAAACAAGAAGAAGCAAAGAAAAAAATAGAGGAACAGAAAAAGCAAGAAACAGATAAAAAAACGAAAGAAGAACAACAAAAGAAAAAAGATGAGGAAGCTAAAACTACATCTGAGGAAAAGCAAAATAATAAAGCAGAAAAAAATTTATCTAAAAAAGAATTGAAAGAAAAGGTAGAATCTGTAATACCTAATAATTTCAAGGACAAAGCAACTTACTATGCTGATATGCTTACTCCAACTAAAGGAGATGGATATATAGTCAGTATTCAAGTAGAAAATTCTAAGTTTAATAATGAAAGTGAGTGTAGAAAATTTACTAAAGAATTTGTAAATAATGTAAAAGATATAAAAAATATAAGTTCTGTTAGAATAAACTTTGTTGTTGATGGGGCACTTTCTTATAATGTATTTTTAGATGATTGGAATAATATAAAAAATAATCTTGATTTAATTGATAATTTAAGTTTTAAACTTACAGAATAGATTAACTTGTGCAGAAATTTACATTAACTATGTGGATTCAAAATTAAAAATAATCAAAAAACACTTGCTTGTGGTAGGTGTTTTTTTAATTGAAAGTAGGTGATTATAATGTAAAAAGTAACAAATAGGTAAAATATGTAAGAATTATATGATATAATAATTGTAGCAAGAAGATGTAATCTACAATTTATAGAGTGGAGTTCATACAAAAGATTATCCTCCCAACGTATAGAAGGGAGGTGTGTATGTATGGATAATTTTTTACAAAATGTACTAGAAAGACTATCTGTTAGTTTAATAGTTTGTTTAGTTAGCAATTTACTTAAAAAACGTAAAAAACCACTCAAAGGGCCAACTAAGAGTGGTTGGGAACTTGATTTTAAAATAAAGTTCCATAAGTTCAAATAAGTATTAAATTACGAACTCCACTCTAGTTTCAAATAGATTGTAGTTCTTCTTGCTTTTATTATACCACAAATTAGAAAAAATATGCAAAGTACTTGTTTTAATAGCAAGTACTTTTTGTGTGAAAAAAGAAGGTGATTGAATGAATAAAGATATAGAATTTATTGCTTGTTCAATGAGGTTAAAAAATTTGATACAAGCAAAAGAAAATTTAATTGAAGATATACATGAGTATTCAAACAATGAAGAAGATATTGCTAGGTATGAAAATTTGGATAAAGCTTTTGAAAAAACTATAATTGATGAAGCTAAGTTTTTAATATCTTTAGAATAGATATAGAGGTGATGTAGTTGGAAATGTGGATTAGACAAGCAAATGACACTTTTAGATTTCCTGTTTTTCCATCTTCTTTTGAGATAAACAGTAAAGCAATAGTAAATACTTCTAACATATTGAAAACAGGAGAAATTGCAGTGTTTGGAGGTGTAGGTTTAAGAACTACAGAAATATCTGGTTTCTTCCCCAGAAACGAAGCTAGTTATTGTGATTATACAGGTTTCCCATCACCATATGACTGTGTAAATAAAATTCAAAGATGGATTAATGAAGGTTTTATATTAAGATTTACAATTACAGAAACGAATATAAATTTTGAATGTATTATAACAGATTTTCAATATGAAGAAAAAGATTGCACAGGGGATGTGTATTTTACATTAAATCTAAAAGAATATAAAAGAATACAGATACCTAAAGTTAGTACAAATACAGATTTATCATCATCAAAAGATGTACCGCTTACAAAAGGATTTGAAGTTAAAAATAAACAGAGAACTCATAAGGTAGGCAAAGGTGACAGCCTTTGGTCACTTGCAAAAAAATATTATGGAAATGGAGACTTGTGGAAGAAAATTTATGATGCTAATAAAAAATTAATTAAAAATCCTGACCTAATAAAAGATGGCTGGGTTTTAATAATTCCTTGACTTGGAGGTGATTTATAATTAGTAATAACATAAAACTAAAAGTACACATAAAAAGTGGTAATATCTATGATATAACTGATATAGTTGAAAAAGTAACTTGGAGTGGTGATTATAAGTCACCATCAAGGACGTTAGAATTTTCTATAGTCCAGTCAGCTTCTGATGTTAACTTTCAGCAAATTAATATACCTATAGCTAGTACAGTTTGTTTTTATGTAGATGATAAAGAAATCTATCGAGGAATAATAATTAACAGGTCTAAAGACTCTAGTAATAATAGTATTAGTTTTGTATCTAAAGATATGGGATTCTTGTTAACGCAGAGTGAGGTGTCATATAACTTTAAAGATAAGTTGGTTGAAGATATAGCAAAACAAGTATTTAATGACAATAAACTTGCAGTCGGAAACATACCTAAGACTAATGTTAAATATACTAAGATGTTTATTGGCGTAACTGGTTATGACACTATAATGAGTGCATATACAGAAGCTAGTAAAACAACTAAAAAAAAGTATATGATAGAGTCTAATGTAGATAAATTTAATGTCATTGAAAAAGGAACTGTTACATTAAATGTTATGTTTGAAGAAGGGTCTAATCTTATTAACACGAGCTTCTCAGAGAGTATGGAGAATGTGAAAAATAAGGTATTAGTAGTAGACCAGTATGGAAATAAAATAAGTGAAAAGATAGACGATAAAATTTTTAAAGATGTTGGAGTAATAATGCAAAAGGTAATACAGCAACAAGAAAATAGTAGCGTAGATATAGAAAGTGAGTTCAAAGGAATAGAGCAGACTTGCAGTTTAAAAGGGTATGGTGATGTGACTTGTATAACTGGCAGAGGTGTAAAGGTTAAGGATAGCTACACAGGACTTGTGGGGCTATTTTATATAGACACAGATAAGCATAATTGGGATAGTAACGGAAATTATGAGATAGACCTAGATTTAAACTTTCAAAATATCATGGATGAAAAGACAGCAGGACAAGATGAACAGAAGGAAGAAAATTCCGATTTGAATGGAGAGGGTACACTAAATGGTAAAGAAGTAAAAGCCGAATTTACAGCGTATTATCCATCTAATAATCAAATGGAAGGTGGCTACTACCAAGCCATGGACAATAAAAAGCTTGTACCTTCAAACAATACTTGTGCTGCACCTTCTCAACTTAAATTTAAGACGAAAATTCAAGTCAAAGGAACTGGAACGAATATAGATAACAAGACATATACAGTTACAGACCGTGGGGGGGCTATAAAAGTAGTTAATGGAGTATATAAAATAGATATACTAATGTCTAGTAAAGAAGAATGTAATAGATTTGGTAGGCGAAAAGGAAGCTTAATAATTGGTGATGGAACAGGATATACAAATGCGACAGGAAAAGCAAAAGAATTAATTAGCATAGCAAAAAGTAAATTAGGTTGTAAGTATGTTTGGGGGGCAACTGGGGAGAATACATTCGATTGCAGCGGGTTTACTCAGTGGTGCTACAAAAAGATAGGGATAAGTATTCCTCGTACTGCTTCCGCACAAAGTAAAGCAGGTAAACCAGTAGATTTGAATGATAGAAGCAAATGGCAAGTAGGAGATTTATTATGTAGGGTTAGCGGAGGAAATAATAACCATGTGGTGATGTACATTGGAAACAATCAGATAATTCATTCGCCACAAACAGGCGATGTGGTAAAAATACAGTCTGTTGACTCATACAGAAAAGGAAAAGCATATACACATGTCAGAAGATATTTGTAAAAAGGATGGTGATATAATGGCTAATCCAATAAATGAATTTATAGGAATAATAAGAGAGGAAGGAAAACATTACAATGAACCTTCTTTTTTTGTTGGAAAAATTAAAAGCAAATTACCAGATTTAAAAATAGAGGTAAAAAACATCATATTAGAAAAAGAAGATATTTTGATAGATAGTTGGATGCTTGATAGACAGCTAGAAACATTTGATACAGAAACAAATCAAAAACACCAGCATGAAGTAAAAAATCCGTTTATAGATACTTTTGAATCTGGAGATATGGTAATAATGTTTAAAATAGGTGATAAATTTGCTGTTGTAAGTAAGTTGGTGAGCTTATAATGAGTACAATATTTCCTTTTATAGGTGTCCCAGAAGATTATATCTTATCTAAAACAGAAGAATTGCCAATCTTTCGTGAAGTGGCTTGGAATTTTGAAAAGGATAAACCTATTTTAGAAAATGGAGATTTTAAGATTGTTGAAGGCAATGAAGCTATAAAGGTTTGGGTGTATAAATGTATAAAAACAAATAGATATGAGCATGAAATTTATAGCTGGGGCTATGGAACTGAATTATCTGAACTAATAGGGCAGAAATATAGTAAAGGACTTACAGAAAGTGAAGCTAGTAGGTATATAAAAGAGGCTTTATTAGTTAATCCATATGTTTTAGATGTAAATATTAGTAATACAAGATTTATAGATGATTTGCTAAGCGTAGATATAGTCATAAACACGATTTATGGGGAGGTGGAAGTTAATGTATAGTAGTCAAACTTATGATGTTGTTAAGAATAGAACCCTATCCAATATAGACCTAGATGTTTACAAAGGAGAAGGCTCTTTTTTAAGTGATATGGTATCTCCTGTTAATTCAGAGCTTGCAAAATTCTATATAGAACTTTCCTACCTTCATAAGAAAGCTTTTATAGAAGATAATTTTGATGATTTTCTTGATAAACGGGTAAATGAGTTTGGAGTATATAGAAAGTTAGGAACAGAAGCAACTGGAGAGGTGACATTCGAGGGTAAGGTCGGAACAGTCATACCAAACGGAACTATTATATCTTACAATGAGCTGTTATTTGTAGTTATCAAAGATATTATAATTAGTACAGAAGTCGAACAAAATACAAGCCCCGTACAGGCTTTAAAAATTGGAATTAGATATAATATACCTGCAAATACAGAATTTAAGCTACAAGATGAAGTAAACAGTATAGCGAAAATTTACAATGATTTAGCATTTCAAGGTGGTACAGAAATAGAAACAGACGAAGAATTGAAAGAAAGATTCTATAAGATACAGAAAAATCAAGCTACAAGTGGAAATAAGGCACATTATGAAACATGGGCTTTAGAAGTTGAAGGAGTATATAACGCTAAAATTTATCCAAGATGGGATGGTCCAGGAACTGTAAAAGTTTTAATCTTTGGAGAAAATAATCAAGCTGTTGACTCGGAGGTAATTGAAAGATGTAGAGAGCATATTGAGGAAGAAATGCCAATAGGTCCTACATTAATTGTTCTAACTCCAACCGTTTTAGATATAAGCATAAGTGCAACCATAAAGCTAGAAGCAGGATATACACTAGATTTTGTAAAAGAAAGCTTCTTAGAGAGTATTAATAGCTATTTAATAAATGTTAATAAAGAAATAATTTACACTAAAGTAAGTGCAATACTTGCGTCTATTGAGGGCATACATGACTTTAGTAATTTACTATTAAATAATAAAGCTGAAAATATAGTATTTGAAGAGGACAAAGTACCAAGTGTTACAAATTTAGAATTTAGTGAGGTGGTAGTTCAATGAAATTAATTGATAAACTACCTTCTTTTTATAACAATGATATTACTAGAAAAATACAAGATGCTTATGACATAGAACTAGAAACACTTAGAGAAACATATGATGATACATTCGACCAGTTTTTTGTAGATACAGCCACTTGGGGATTGGATTATTGGGAAAATATTTTATCTATTAAAAATAGATTTGATTTAAGTATAGAAGATAGAAGAAGTAATATAAAAGCTAAAATGCGTGGCAAGGGTACAACTACAATAGAAGTTATAAAAGCTATATCAGAAGCTTATACAAAGACTAATGTTAATGTAGAAGTATTTAGCAATCTATTTAGTTTTACACTAAGTTTTATAACAAATAATTGTAGTTATAACACTATTTTAGAATTAGATAAGAAAATAGAAGAAATAAAACCTGCACACCTTGAACACAAATTCGAGAGGATATTATTTAATAAAAACGAGCTTTATACAGGTGCAGCAATTAGTACAGGAGAAACAGTTACAATATATCCTTATGTACCTAGAAATTTAGAAAGTTTTGGAGAAATAGCTATTTGTAGTGGAAATGATAGAGCATTAGAAAAAGTAACATTGTATCCTAAAAAATAGAAATGAGGTGATAAAATTGGCAGAACAACAATATTTTACTCTAGTAACTGACATTGGTAAGGCAGCAATAGCAAATGCAAGTATTACAGGTGAAAAAGTAGATTTTGCAAAAATGAAGGTTGGAGATGGTGGAGGTAGCTCTTATACTCCAACTGAGAGTCAAACAGCACTAAAAAATGTGGTTTGGGAAAGTACACTTGAACATGCACAAGCAGATAAAGACAATCCTAACTGGGTAGTAATACAAAAATTTATACCTGGTGATGTTGGAGGATTTGAAGTAAGAGAGGTCGGATTATTTGACTCTAAAGACCAATTATTGGCGATTTCTAGTTACCCAACAACATATAAACCTACTGCGGATTCGGGAACTGTAAAAGAACTATTAATAAAAGTAATATTAGTTGTATCTAATGTAGCTAATATTAATCTAAAGGTAGACCCTACTGTTATACTTGCAACACTCAAAGATATACAAGACTTAGAAACTAAAATAGGTACTGTTAATACTAAAATTGATACAACCAAAACAGAATTAACAAGCAACATAGAAACTGCTAAAACAGAGTTGAACAACAAAATAGGGGATACAACACAACTTACTACAATAGATAAAACAAATATAGTTAGTGCCTTAAATGAGGTAAAAGCTAGTGTAGATAGTATAGAAACAACAGCAGAGAAAACAAGCTATAATAATGCAACAAGTAATCTTATTGCTACGAATGTGCAAGGGGCGATTGATGAAGTTGTTAGAAAAATAGAAAATTTTAATGAGGTTAATATATCTATACAAAATGATATGTTACCTATTTAAGATAGGAGAGTGAAAAATGGCTATAGTTTATGAATTTAATTATACAGGTGCTGAACAAAGTGTAGTGTTGCCACCTGGTAAATATAAGTTTGAATGTTTTGGTGCTTGTGGTGGTAATTATTATGATTTTGTACAGTGTGCAAAAGGTGGCTATACTGCTGGTTCTTTAATATTGAAAGAAAATACTACATTACATGTTTACGTTGGGCAAAGTGGTTATTGTAAAGGTGTTAATGGTATTGAGACTTGTAGAAGTGGTTTTAATGGTGCGGGTGGTATAACCACTTATAAAAGTACTTCTGATGGTTATTATAGTCTTGCAGGTGGTGGAGCTACTGATATTAGACTTATTGGTGGTAACTGGGATAATTTACAAAGTTTGCTATCTCGCATAATTGTTGCAGGTGGTGGTGGTGGTGGAAGCGGAAATTCACATGATAGTATTGGTCATGGTGGTGGTACAAAAGGTAAAGATGGTATTTCTATAGCAAATAAATATTTTGCAGGCGGTGGAAGCCAATTTCAAGGCGGTTTAACTTTTAATAGTCTTTATAATGGTTCTTTTGGTGTAAGCGGTGCTGGAGATGGCATTAGTGGTGTTGGTGGCGGTGGTGGTTGGTATTGTGGTGCAGGTAGTTTTTATGCTGAATTTGGTGGTGGTGGAAGTGGATATATTCTAACAAAAGATAGTTATAAGCCAGCAAATTATAGTCCATCTTCTAAATATTATTTTAGCGATATAAATAGCGTTGTAGGTGGAAATACTACGAAACAAGATGGTTATGCTAAAATAACATTACTACAAGCATTGCCATTTTTAACTATATCCTCATATAACTCAACCACAGCAACATTTAAAGCTGACCACACAGACCCAACATTGTTAACTAAAATAGAATATTTTATAGATGATGTACTAAAAGAAACTATAACAACAGATTTAACCCTTGAAAAAACAATTAACTATACATTAGAAGATAATGCACTACACACACTTAAAATAGTTGTTACAGACAGTGCTAATGCTACAGCAGAAAAAAATGTAAGTATAAGCAAAGGAATTGCACCTCTCCCTGCTGGTTCTACAACAGATGAAGTTACAAGTAAATGGATAGAAATTAAAGATGCATTTAAAAGTGGCAAAACAAGTATTATAAACACTTTAGCATTAAAAAATATAGAAGCAAGTTTAAACAATACATTAGTAGAGTTATCAGAGAAAATTAAAACTTCTTTTGATAGTTCGGACGCTAGTGTGCAGGATTTGATGAACCAGCTAACACAAGCTAATAATACTATAAGTCAGTTAAATACAAAATATAAAGTTGCATCAGGACGTACCAGTGCATTAACAGACACAATATCGACTGCTTATTTGTATGTTAATAGCCAGTCTAATCCTAATTATCCAATAAACCCAGGAGGGTGGATTAATATTGAAGGATTAAATTTTATTCCAAATATCTTTTTTGCTGAATGCGAGTGTACAGCTAATAGCCCAACACAATTTTATAAATACTTAGTCTTTGCCACCTATTCAATCCCATCGCTTTCTGATAAAGATTTTGTAATTACAACCGCTCTTCGAAAAACAAATTCAGATACCAAATTTACAGCTGATAGTCAGGTTTATATAAATAATAGAGGTAATACTTATATAAATAATCAAGGTGTCTATGTTCCTGCTTATAGACCTTCTGTGTCTTATACTTTGTACAATTGGTATGCTATAAAATTCATATAAAAGAGGTGATAAAATGGATAGAGCAAATAGAATTATATGTGACCAAACCGGGAAAATATTACTCCAAACTGGAGAAGCAACAGGGGATATATTAGAACATGATGAAATAACGGAATTACATTTTGTTGATATTCCGTATGGAAGTATAGACTATACAAGAAATAGAATTATAGGTATAAATATAGAAACAAAAGAACCAATTTTAGAGGAAATACCAACATTTATTTCAGATGAAGAAAAGAGAATACAAGAGTTAGAAAATCAAATTTTATTAAATGAAAATGAGAAAGTAGGAGGAATTTTATAATGAATATAAATAATGTTGTAGTAAGAATATTAGCAGAGAGAATATTAAATAAGGGATTAAATCCTCTAAAAAATAGAGTATTTGAACTTGATGATGTTACTAACACAGAGTACAGGATGGCAGTTGAAAACTACATTATAGAGCATAGTGGAGTGGTAGAAGGAGCAGAACCTGCAAAATAGGTTCTTTTTTAATATCAAAAATTAGGAGGCTTACATGAACGAAGAAGTTATAAAAGAAAAAATAAAACGAAATGAAATAATGATAAACAGACACAATGATGAAATAGACGAATTAAAGATAGCAAATATAGAGTCTAAAGCAGAGTTAAAAGCACTATGTGAGAATTTAAATTCCCTTACCAGCATGTTAAAGTGGCTAATTGGAACTATGATTACAACACTGATAGGATTCTTTATATTTGCAATACAAAAAGGAATATTTTAAATTAGGAGGAAAATAAAAGATGGATAATTTAATAAGTTTTATACCCGAGCAGTTGCTAATTTTAGTAGCTGCTCTCTCTATTATAGGTAAAGGTTGCAAAAAATATAAACAATTAGACAATAAATACATTCCAATTATATTACTTGTGTTGGGAATCGGATTTTCTATTTGGATGCTAGGGTTTAGTCCTAACGCAGTACTGCAAGGTGTAATTTGTTGGGGTATATCAATAGGTATAAATCAAACTTACAAACAACTAAAGGAGGAAAATAAATAATGAAAATAGCAATAGTACCAGGACACACTTTAAGTGGAAAAGGAACAGGAGCAACTGGGTATATAGATGAAGGAAAAGAAAATAGAATACTAACTGATTTAATAGTAAAATGGTTGAAACAAGGTGGAGCTACTGTATATACTGGAAAGGTAGATAAGTCCAATAACTATTTAGCAGAACAATGTCAAATAGCCAATAGGCAAAATGTAGATGTGGCCATACAAATACATTTTAATGCAGACCATACAACCTTGAACAAAATGGGTACAGAGACAATTTACAAAACTAATAATGGCAAAGTGTATGCAGATAGGGTAAATACTAAATTAGCAACTGTATTCAAAAACAGAGGTGCAAAATCGGATGTAAGAGGTCTTTACTGGCTTAGTCATACAAAAGCTCCAGCAATATTAATAGAAGTGTGCTTCGTAGATAGCAAAGCAGATACAGATTATTATATCAGACATAAAGACATAGTTGCTAAATTAATAGCAGAAGGTATATTAAATAAAAATATAAATAATGAGGGAGTTAAACAGATGTACAAACATACAATTGTTTATGATGGAGAAGTTGATAAGATACTTGCGAATGTGCTTAGTTGGGGCTATAGTCCAAGCAAAGTTTTAGTTTGTGATATAAAAGATTACGTACCAGGTCAGACGGAAAATTTATATGTTGTAGGAGGTGGCGCATGTGAAAAGATAAGTTCTATTACTAAAGAAAAATTTATTATGATAAAAGGTAATGATAGATTTGATACACTTTATAAAGCATTGGATTTTATTAATAGATAGATAAAAGTTATCAACTAGAAGTGGTTGTTTGTTGTGATAACTCTATTATTGTAATATAATGTA